CGCCAGGCCGAGCGGCAAGCACAGCAGGAACAACGCCAGGCCGAGCGGCAAGCGCAGCGGGAGCAGCGGGCTGGTGGCGGGCGCGGCGGCGCTCGCGGTGGCGCGGGGGACAGGGAGGTGCAGCGCCGCGAGCGGGCTACGGAGACGGCCAGGCGCGTGGGCCTGGACGAGGGTGCGGTTGACACGTTGCGTCAAGCTGCTGACGATGGCGGTGTGACCGATGCGCACCTGGTATCGCTCGGGCTGGTCGGCCCCGACGGATTGGCGACGGATCAGGGACGGCGGGCGCTCAGTGCGTTAGAGCGCGGCGATCCGCGTGGCTACCATGCTGCGTTGCAGGACGCGGCGGCCAGGCTGGAGCGTGAGCGTCAGCGTGCATTGCGTCAAGCCGTCGAGGCATCGGCGAGGGGTGAGCGCGCATTGACGCTCACGCAGCAACTCGATGCGGTGCAGGCGGGCCTGGGCCGGCTCGACGATGCCGGTCATTTCGTTCTTGGGAGGCGATCATAATGGCGGAGCGCTATGGCGGAGTGCCGCGAGCGGACCTCGAGGACAGCGATTTTGTGGACCCCGAGCGCCGGGCGTTCCCGATCATGACGCGCCAGGACGTGCGCGACGCGGTGTCGTCGTGGGGGCGGTATCGCGGTCCGATGACGTTCGAGGAGTTCAAGCGACGCCTGATCGCGCTCGCAAAGCGCAAAGGGCTCGAGGATGCGTTGCCTCAGTCCTGGACCGAGGAGCTGGTGGCGACCAAAAGCGGACGCCGGCATAGCTCGGCGGACGCGGCGATCATCCGGGCCATGCTCACGGCGCATCGGGAGTATGCGGCGTTGATGACCGCGCATTTCAAGGATCTTGGCTTCGAGGACATCGACGGTGACGACCAGATCGCGCCGGATGATGTCGAGGCGCACGTAGATGCCGAGGCGATCAAAGCCTGGGACCTGCTGACCATCGCGCATCGCGTCGAGGAGGCGATGCTGGCAACGCTGGATGATCTCGATGAGGCGGTGGCAGCGGCATACCGCGCCGCGGGCGCGGGGTATCCGGATATCAAGGTCTACCCCGGGTACGCGATCGTGGGTCTGGCGCCGGGGGTGGCCTGGCATGCGCCCTACGCGCTGGAGGCGGGCGAGGTGGTGGTTGCGCCGGTGATGGAGTGGGTACGGGTGGAGCCGACGTGGGCGCCCGTCCCGGGCGCTGCGCCGCTGGTGGGCGATGCGGTCAAGATGATCGACGAGGACACCGGAGTGATCCAGGGCTATGCGGTGCGGTTCGGCTCGGCAGAGGAGCCGGACGTGAGCGAGCACCGCGATTATTTCACGCCGGCGACGGAATACTGGCTCGACCAGTGGGATCGCCGCCCGATGCTGTATCATCACGCGCAAGACCCGGCGACCAAAGCTGTGCCGGTCATTGGGTCCTGGATCGAGGCGGGCATGGACGAGGTGGGTGTCTGGCTCAAGGGCCAGCTTGACGCCGCGCATCGCTACCATGCGGCGATCAAAGAGCTGGTGCGGCGCGGTCTCTTGCGGATCAGCACCGACAGCGCGCCGCATCTGGTGGTGCGACAGCCCATGCCTGGCGGCGCGCACAAAGTGCTGCGCTGGCCAATCATGGCGGCGTCGCTGACGCCCACACCGGCAGAACCCCGGCTCTTGCCGGTCGAATATAAATCATTGTTTGCCGAACTTGGCTATGAGGCAAGCGATCCCGACGGTCGCGCAGGCGCGCAGAGCGCGAAGGCGGCGCGGGACAACGCATTGCGCCGGCTCGCATTGGAACTTGATGTGCTTGAGCTTGAGGGATACAACGATGGAACCATCAACCGTTGCTGACTATCTGGCGCTGGCGCGCAAGGCGATTGCTGCTGGCGACCTGGAGGCGGCGACCGACTATACGCAGAAGGCGAAAGCGCTCAAGGCGCTGGATGGACTGGAGGCTGAGACACAGCCTCGGCTGCCCATCGGGGCGGCCCCGGATGTCGACCCCGTTTCCGTGGATACGACCGCGATCAAGGTCTGGTACGAGGCGACCGCTGGTCGCGCACTCGACCGCGACACGGAGCTGGTGGTGCGCGATCTCTACGGGCCGTCGTATGCGGAGGCAGCCTGGCGCAAGCGGGTGTCGTTTTTGAAATACCTGCGCACTGGTGTGCTCGACGAGTGGTGCCGCCGGGTGGTGCTGACCCCGGAGCAGGTACGGGCAGAGATCGCCGCCGGCAAGACCGTCGCGGAGATCAAGACGGCACAGATTGAGGCGGCAGACGTGCTGGGCGGCGCGCTCGTGCCGGAGGACATCCAGGACGAGATCATCTCGCGCATCCAGGGGTTGACGCCGATGCGCCAGATTGCGCGCCAAATCCGGACATCCCGCGACCGCGTGACGTGGCCGGTGCGCACCGGGGGCGATGACCGCTACATCGGCGCGGTGCGGGTGACGAAAGTCGACGAGGCTCCGACCGCGACGCAAGCGGCGACGCAGGCGTCGCTTGGCAATGCCAGCATCCCCGTGCACACGCTCATGGCGCATACCAGCGTGAGTAAAAATCTGCTCGAGGATAGCACCGGGGCGAATGGGGTGGTGTCGTTGCTGACCGACGAATTCGCAAGCGCCTACGCCATTTTCGAGGATGAGCAATTCATCATCGGCGACGGCGTGGGCGGGCCGCAGGGTATTCTGCGCGATGCCTCGACCGGCGGGCCGCACACCTACGGCTATGGCGTCATCGGCACGCTGGCGAGCGGGGGCGCGGGGCAGGTTACCCCGGACGCGCTGCGCAAATTGCCTCACCAGGTGGCGAGCCAGTATCGGCAGGTGGGCGGGGCGTGGCTGATGTCGCGCCAGACGCTCGCGCACATCATGACGCTCAAAGACGCGCAAGGGAATTATCTCTGGACCGGGCGCTCTGACGCGCCGCAACTGGCGCAGGGGCAGCCCGCGCAATTGACCGGGTACCCCATCTACGAAACCGAGGTGCTTGCTGCGCCGAACGCGGCGGGGACCTACACCGCCAACAGCTATCCGGTGATCTTCATCACGCGCCCCACCTACCTGATCGTGGATCGGGTGGTAGGCGGGATGGCGGTCGAGCGGTACGAGGATTTCACCACGGCGCGGACCAACGCGGTCGGGTTTGTGCTGCGGCGGCGGGTTGGCGGGCAGGTCATCCGCCCCTGGGGCGCGGCCGTGCTGCGCGCCGGCGTGTAGGAGGCATGACGATGTCGCATCATGATCTGTTTACCTCGGGGTATCTGGCGCTGAGTAACCGGCGCACGGATGCCGGCGCCGCCGGGGCGATCTACACCAGCGCTGCTGGCGGCACGACGGCCCCGGTCTTCGCTGGTCAGCACGAGTATCACGCCGCCGTGTTCCTGGGGAGCGTCAGTGCTGCGGGGACGCTCACCGTGTTCAAGCACACCGACGGAGCCGGGGCCAACGCCGCAGTGCACGGCTCGGTGGTCTACACCGGTGGGACGCTGGCAGTGGTGTATGAAGTCAAGAGCGACACCCTCGGCGCGGTCAGTGGCACGCCGTACACGCATGTGTCGTGCCAGTTTGCCATGGCATCCGGTGGTTCGGCGTTCGGGGCGCTGACGATCCTGAGCTATCGGCCCCGCTCGACCGGCGGAGCGCCGGCCACGAACGGGATCGGCGCGCTGGGCACAAGCCTGGCATGAGCACCCCGCGCTACGCCAGCCTCGGCACGCTGCGGCAGTATTTGTCGTCGAGTGGCGTCCTCGGCACGATTGACGATGCGTTGCTGACCAACTGCCTGCTGCGGGCGGAGGGCCAGATCGACGATTATACCCGGCGTCTGTTTGTGGCTACCCCTGGCACGTCGTATTACAGCGCCGCAGCGGCAGCGCGCGTGCGGGGCGCGGCGTTGTGGCTGGACCGGGATCTGTACCGGCTGGTGTCGCTGATCAACGGCGATGGCGGCACCATCCCGGCGGGATCCGTCTGGCTGGAGCCGCGCAACGAGGGACCGCCGTACCGGGTGCTCCGGCTGATGTCGGGGTATACCTGGACCTGGTCCACGGATCGCGATCTTATCGTGGCAGGCACGTGGGGGTACAGTCTGACGCCGCCGGCAGCAATTGTGCAGGCCACGGTGCGACTGGCAGCACATGTGTACCGCCAGAAGGATGTTGGTGTCACCGACGTGGCCGGCTTCGAGGCTGGCGGCGAGGTGACGTATGTGAGCGGCATGCCACGCGATGTCATGTGGCTGCTCTCCCCCTACCGGTCGCGGACCGGGGGGATGTGGTGAGACGAGGGATCACGCCATGCTTGACCGACTGGCCGCCCACCCGCTGTACGCCGCGCTCTGTCACTCCAGCGATGCGGACGAGGGCAACCTGCTGGAGCACACCGACCGCGCCACCGCCGCCGCGCAGATCGCGACCATCGCCTGGGTGGTGGGGCGCTATGGCCCGCCGACGACGGTTGTCGAGATCGGCACCAACAAGGCCTTGTTCGGCTATCTCCTCCTCTCGTTGCTCCCCGTAGGACATCCGTTCGATTATCACACGATTGACCCCGATCCGCGCGCGGTCGATGCGGCGGCGGTTCTGGGTGGCTACGACCGCCACGTGTACAACATTGCGGTGCATGCGCACACGGGCCTGAGCCAGGATGTGTTGCCGGGGTTGCTCGCGAGCATCCCGACGCCGGACCTGGCCTGGGTGGACGGTGAGCACACCGAGGACGCGGTGGTGGCGGATCTGACGCATCTCGCCGATGCCGGCACGCGCATCATCCTCGTGGATGACACGCGGTTGCTGGCCGAGGTGCGCGATGGATTGCTGCGCTGGCGCGCGAGCGATGCGGCGCGGCCCTACCGCATGACCGACCTTGCCTATCCCGATGACCGGCGGGGGATCGCGATCGCGATCCGGGAGGATGCCGGCGATGCATAGCCTGAGCGTTCTCTGGGTGTCGGACCATCCGCTGGCCACGTCGGGCTATGCCAACCAGACGCGGCTCGCGGTCACCCGGCTGCACCGGGCCGGGTTGTGTCGCATCGCGGTGCTCGCGGCCTACGGGCAGGTAGGCTGGACCGGGGAGCTGGAGGGGGTTCCGGTGTTCCCGGGTGGCGCAGACCCGTTCGGCAACGACGTGATTGCGGCGACCGCGCGGCGCTGGGGTGCCGATGTCGTCGTGACGCTGAAGGACGTGGGCGTCTATCAGCCGGAGCGATGGGCGCAGGCGGTGCGCTGGGCCCCGCTCGCGCCCATCGACCATGAGCCTCCGCCGCCTGGCGTCATCGAGCGATTGCGCCAGGCCTGGCAACCCATTGCGTATGCGCCCAACGGGGTGCGCGCGATGCAGGATGCCGGGTTAGACCCGCTCTACGCGCCGCATGCGTATGACCCGCAGGTGTTTTACCCCGGCGACAAGCGGGCGGCCAGGTCTGCGCTGGGGTTGCCACCGGATGCGTATCTGGTCGGCACCGTGGCGGTCAACCGCGGTGGGTTGCCGAGCCGCAAAGCATGGCCGCAGCTCATCGAGGCAGTGGCACTGGCAGCACGGCATTGCCCGGATCTCCACTGGCTCTGCCACACCGACCCGGCAGATGACGGGTTCGAGCAAGGCATCCCATTGCGCCCATTGCTGGCTCAGGCAGGCTTGAGCCACCGGGTATCGCTCCCGCATGCTGAGCAGTATCGCGCCGGATATACGCTCGACCATCTGCGGTTGCTCTATCAGTCCCTTGATGTGCTGCTCGCGGTGAGCGTGGGCGAGGGGTTTGGCTTACCGACGCTGGAGGCGCAGGCATGCGGGCGCCCGGTGATCGTGGGCAGGTGGGCGGCACAAGAGGATCTGTGTGCGGCGGGGTGGCAGGTCGAGCGGCACGAGGCGACGCGCTATCTCGACGCGCAGATGAGCTACGTCTATCTGCCTGACCCGAAGGCCGTGGCGGATCGGATCGTGGCAGCCCACGGCACGCGAGATCCCGAACGCGCCGGGGCGCTGGAGCGGCAGGCCGTCGAGGGGGTGCGGATATACGCGATTGACGAGGTTATCGACCGTCACTGGCGACCGGTCATCGAAACGATGCGCCGGCGGATCGAGCGAGAGCAGACCCATGCGCCGGGAGTGCGGCAGATTATTGTACCAAAGATGGTGTTGCCATGGCGCTGAGTGTGGTGACGTGCTGGTATGGAGAGACGGCGGATCTGGTCGGTGACTACCTGCGTGCCGTGGGCGGGGCTGACCAGATCGTGACGGTGGACAATGCAACACCCTATGCCACGATGATTGCGTTGCGCTCGTGGCATGAAGGGAAGTCACCGCATCGCTACGTGCGCAATGCCGACAATGTCGGTTTTG